TCATCGAGGAAGACCTTGCGCAGCAGCTCGGGCTTGCCTGTGACCTCGGCGTTCTGAACGGCTCCTCGGGTGGCGGCAGCGGCGAGCCGATCGGCATCATGCAGACCTCCGGCGTCTCGACCGTGACGACCTCTGCCCAGATCGGCACGCCTCCGAGCGTCGCCAACATGATGGAGTTCATCTCGGACCTCGACGCGGCGAACGCGCTGCGCGGGAAGCTCGGCTGGTGCCTCCACCCGCTGGCCCTCTCCGAGATCCGGCAGATGACCGTGGACTATAGCGGCGCGAGCACCCCGCTCTCCGCCGTGTCCACGAGCACCGGGTTCTCCGACATGCTCTTCGGCTACCCCTTCCGCACCTCGACCCAGATGACCGCGCCCACCGCCAGCAACTTCGCGGGCTCGGTGCTGTTCGGCAACTGGGACGACGTGATCGTGGCTCGCTGGGGCGGGATGCGACTGCTCGCGTCCGACACCTCCGACGACGCCTTCTCGAAGGACCAGACGCACATCCGCGCCACGATGCGCGTGGACGTTGCGCTGCGCCACGCGGAGTCCTTCACCTACTCGGTTGACTGATCCAAGGAGCACCAATCCATGACCCTTTCAGATATCGCAGCCGTGAAGGCTGCTGTCGGCATCCAGGCCGACGACTACGGTGCCGTCACCACCAACGGCACGGGCATCGACACCCAAGGCTTTCACCAGGCCTTGATCGTCTTGAACGTCGGCACGGTTACGACCTCGCTCGACGTAAAGGTGCAGGAGTCGTCTGACGACGGCAGCTCCGATGCCTACGCCGATGTCTCTGGCGCTGCGTTCACGCAGGTCACGACGGCGAACGACAACACCGTGTATGTCGCTCGCGTGAACCTGACTGGCACGGAGCGGTACATCCGCTGCGTCGGCACGGGAGTCGGAGCGAGCCAGAGCTACGGCGTCGATGTGGTCCTGACGCCGTACTACACGGGCGACGGGAGCACGATGGCCTTCGAGGTCTGATTCCCCCTGGGAGGGCGGTGGCGAGGCCGCCCTCCCTTTCCTCTCTTCCCGACATCTGATGAAGTACCGCGTCAAGAAGACCTGCACGCTCCTCTACCCTGACGGCTCGCCTCGTGGCGAGGCGGGCTACATCGTGGACGGCGACCTTTGGACCGAGCGTGCCACGCTGCGCGATCAGGGCGACAAGCTCGAGCGCGTGCCCGACCGCCAGACGCCCGCGTCCCCCGTGGACAGCACGCGCATGACCGCCCCTGAGCAGGCCGTCGAGGATGTCGTGCAGACGCCCGAGGACGGACTCGAGGACGGGCTCGTGCGGCGAGTCCTGCGGAAGCGCAAGAAGAAGGTCGAGAAGAAGAAGAGCACCTAATGGCCTACTTCGATCTCGCTGGGGCGACAAAGGTGGTCGAGCTGATGCCGATGCTCAACTACCCGCCGTCCACCTACTCCCCGAGCTACTCCGCGCCGAACTTTACCTATGCGCTGGATTCGCGCCCCTACCTCGGCGCGCTGATCTTCGTGCTGGTCGAGGCTGCCTCCGGTGACGCCGAGATGACGGTCTCGATTCAGAGCGCGGGCGGACCCGACTTCACGAGCTGGAGCACGGTTCAGAAGGCCGGAGGTGGAGACGCTTCCTTCGCTGCGATCAACGCCAGCAACGACAACCAACTCTACTACGCCAAGGTGGACCTCTCGAAAGTCCAGAACGCCATCGGCGTTGAGGTCGTCCAGACCGCCACAGGCGGAGCACGCATTCGCTTCGGCGTGTATGCTGTTCTGTTCCCGAAGGACACCACCGACGCTTCAGAACCCCAGTTCACCGTCTAACCATGCTGTACAGAGTCAACGAAGGGGAGACCATCCTGTGGCCCGACGGGTCGATCCGAGCCGAGGCTGGTGAGGTCTTCGAGTCCTACGAGGACGCATCCTCGCCCGAGGCCGCCGCCTACGCCTCAGCCGTCCTGCAAGGCCAGCACAGGCGTTGCGAGCGCCTAGGCGACTCGTATGGCGGGGCGGTGCGCGAAGTCGCAGCAGGGCCGTACAGAGAGGCTCTGGAGCGGCGTGGTATCTCGTTCTCCGTGGCGGCCACGAAGCCGAAGCCTCCCGCGAAGAAGAAGGCCGCGAAGAAGGCCGAGGCTCCCGAGCCCGAAGCTGGTGAGGCCGAGCCCGAGGCTGCCAACTGATGAACGCGACGACGACGGCGAGGGTCAAGGCCCTGCTCGACATCACCTCCTCCACGCACGACACCGTGCTGGACACGATGATCGCCGCCGCGAGTCGTCGCATCGAGAGCTACATCGACCGACCGCTGGAGACGACCGCACGCACCGAGACCTACCCGATGCTGCCGCGCCAGTCGGTGCTGTTCCTCCGGGCCTACCCGGTCACGACCATCGCCTCCATCAAGGTCTCGGCGGGCTGGGACTTTGCCGCCGCTACCGCGATCTCCTCTTCGGACTACTACGTGGACAGCGAGAGCGGGATGGTCAATTTCAACCACTTCCCCATCGTGCCCGGCCTCCTCGAGGGAGGCGCAGCGCAGAACGCCGTGCAGGTGGTCTACACCGCTGGCCTCGCGGCGGACGTTGCCACCTTGATCTCGGACTACCCCGACATCGCCTACGCAGCGGACGCTCAGGTCGTCGCGATGTGGCGCAGGCGCGACTCTCCGCAGGGCTCGACCTACTCCGTGGGCGGCAGCAGCATGACCTACGAAGTGCCGTTGAAGATGGTGCCCGATGTCGTCGAGGCTCTGACCCCTTACCGCCGACTGAGGTTCGCCGCGAATGGTTGAGCGTTCCTCCGGTCCTGGATGGTCGCTGACCATCGACAACGGCAAGCTCTTGATGGCGCTGAAGAAGGCACCGCAGGAGCTGAACGAGCAGCTCAAGTTCGCGCTGCGAGACGTGACCAACGCCGTCGAGACGGACGTGATCCGTGGCATGGACCCCTACTCGGGCGGCAAGCGCGGACCCTCCGACCCGGTTATGCACCGCACAGGGAAGCTCGCGCAGAGCATCGACGGCTTCGTGCAGGGCTCGACCATCAGCGACCTCCGGGGCATCGTCAAGGCCGGAGGGCGCGACGTCCCCTACGCTCGCATCCAAGAGTACGGCGGCACGATCTACCCGAAGAAGAAGTACCTCCGCATCCCGCTGCCCGAGATCCTCACGCCTGCGGGCGCGGTCAAGGGCAACTACGAGATCTTCGAGCGTGCTCAGGGCAACTGGGTGACGGGCAAGGGCGAGCCGACTTGGATCAGTGGGCGTGCCATCATGGTGATGGACAAAGGCAAGCCGATGCCGATCTGGGCGCTGGTCACGCAGTCCAAGATCCCGCCGCGCCTCGGCATCGGCAAGACCATCGAGGCGCGTGAGGAGCAGACCAGCGCGCGCATCCTTGGCGCGATCAACGTGGTGCTGAAGCCGTGAGCCACGCCTCCGTCGAGACCTACGACCTCCAAGGCTCGTTCCCCTCGAGCGTCGAGCTCCGCCGTGACGGGCTGATGACCGAGGCCGCCGGAGGAGTGCTACACCACCGCCAGCGCCTGAGCAGCGTGATGCCGAACGGCATCTCAGGGCTGCGCCGCTGGTCGCTCGAGCACGACGGCGCGAACGTGACCGACTATCACCGCATCGTCGCGCTCTGGAACGCGAGCTTCGGCGGCTGCGAGCCGCTGACGATGACGATCCGAGGCTTCGACCTGTCCGGCGGTGCCGACGAGACCGTGCAGGTCAGGATGCTCGCATCGCCGCTCCTCCTGAGCAGCGTGGCCGTCAACCAGTACCGCTTCACCGTCGAGCTGGAGGAGTTCCCTCATGCCCCCTAGTGGCAGCCCGGTCAAGGAGCTGATCCTCCAAGACTTGGAGACGACCTTCGCCGCGATCAGCGCGGGCGCGGACTACTACACCGATGTCGCCGTGGTCTCGCGCATCAACACGGTGCCGCTGGAGATCCGCGACTACCCGGCGGTGGTCCTCGTGCCGATTGGCACGGACTACGACCAGCCCGGTCTTGCCACGACCCTGGCGCTCGCGGGCCACTATCGCGTCCGTGCCACCTTGGTCGTGCGCACGCGAACCGACGCCGCTCTGACGGTGGAGAACTTCATCCGCGACATCCACAAGGCGCTACTGGTAGATATCACCCGTGGCGGCCTCGCAATCGACACCCGTATGATCTCCGACGAGGTGTACTACCCCACTCAGATCGAGGAGCCCGTGGCAATCGCGGACTGCATGATCGAGATCGACTACCGCACGCCGCGCACGAACCTCAACCAAGCCACCTAGTCATGGTCTTCCGCCAGTACGACCGAAAGGTCTTCGCCGCCCTCGAAAGCACGGGTGGCACCGCCGCTACCATCACGACCTCGACGGACTTTTTGGAGACCATCGAGCCGGGTTACGCCATCACCCCTCTCCAGTTCGAGCGCACGCCGAAGGTCTCGACGTTCACGCCGTCGGTGATGACCACGGCAGGCACGGCGAAGAGCGCGCCCGCTTCGCAGGTCGAGTTTACCTTCGGCATCGAGCTGGCTGGTCCGGGCTCTGCGGTCTCCGCAGGAACCGCGCCGCAGATGGCGCGGCTGCTGAAGGCGTGCGGCCTGAGCGAGACGCTCGATGTCTCGGAGTATCCCTGCACCTCCACGAGCTTCACGGGCAACCCGCTGTACAACAACGAGGCAATCGACGGCATCGCTGGTACTTATACGGCACCCGAAGCCTACGTCTGGACGGACCACTTCTACGGCGACTCGTCGATCCTTGTGCCGGATTCGACGGCGGGCACGCTGAGCGCAGCAACGGTCAAGACGCAGCACAGTGGAGGCGCGGTCACGGCCACGGACGTCGACCAAACGCAAGTGGGCGTCGGCTATCGCCCCTACTCGGCGGGCAGCGACGACGACACGGCGAGCACGAGCCTGACGATGCGGATGTACATCGACGGCGCTGGCACCTACGTCGAGGGCATCGGGATGCGCGGTACCTTCGAGATCGCCTTCGTTCACGGCGACCGCGTGGTCATCAACTTCACCTTCACGGGCGTCCTCAACAGCTACACCGAGTCCGGCTCAGACCCGACCGACTACTCCTACACCGCCCAGGTGCCTCCCGCGTGGATCAACACCGGGTTGGAGATGCAGACCAGCACCCTCCGCACCGCCAACTTCGACGGCGCTCTCTTCAACGCGCTGACCTTCACCCTCGGCAACGAGGTCACGGTTCGCGAGGACACCAACGCAGCGAAGGGCTACAGCTCGGCGATCATCACCGGGCGCACGCCTACGCTGACCTTCAACCCCGACGCCGTGCTCTCCTCGGGCAACTACGACTTCTGGGACGCTTTCCTCGGAGGCGACCCGGTGCGGATGCGATGGTCGGTCGGCTCGACCGCAGGCAACCGGATTGACTTCCGCGTCTCGGCTGCACAATTCACGGGCATCTCTGACGGTGATCGTGATACTGTCTCGATCCTCGACACGACGACGACGATGACGGGCGGCAGCTACGGCTCCTCGGTGATGGCGATGTCGAGTTCCAGCGTACAGACCAACTCTGAGCGCGGCTTCGACAACGAGTTCGGGATCCTGTTCCGATAGATCGAGGCCGGGCTCGCATCCACAAGGAAGCCACTCATGCCCATTGCCCTCGACCCGAAATCGACCTTCCCCTACGTCCTCAAGGACGACCGAGAACTCCCCGAGGCCGAGCAGACCGTCTTCGAGCTGCGCGGCCTTACGGTCTCCGAGGAGGCCGCCGTGTCTGACTCGATGATCCTCGCGCACGGCGGCACCGACGAGCTATCCTTCCGGGCTGGCACGCACCAGCTCACGATCCTCCGCATGGGGCTGCGCGGGTGGAATAACTTCGCTGGGGCCGATGGCAAGCCCGTGCTCTTCGAGGTCGGCAAGGGCCACCCCCGCAGCGTCACGGACGAGTGTCTCGACCGACTGCTCCCGCGCCACCGCCAAGAGCTGGCGAACGCGATCTTGGAGCGCGGCACGATCACCGAAGCCGAGGGAAACTGATCCGGGCAGCGGTCGCTCGCATCTGGGGGCCCGAAGCCCACGCCTTCGTCGGCAAGCGGTTCCCCGACTGCGGGCGATGTCGGCTGCCCCGATCTGCCGAGCTGCGCGAGCGGTGGGGCTGCGATGCCCGCGCCGACGCCCCGGTCTTCGACATCGGGTGCTCGGCCTGCAACGGCCACGATCTGGCCTGCGCCTCGTGCGGTGGCGTCGGCACGATCTCGATGCACCGCTGCCCAAGCGCGCTGATTGGGAGCGCGAGGAAGGACGCCGCGATGCAGGTGGACCTCCTGATGCGTGCGTATATGCACTACGAGGGTCGCCACGTACTACCTGTGGACGGCGGCCTGCTCGACCAGTCGCGTGCGTTCCTCTCAGCCTGTGAAATCATAGACGCCGAGCGAGGTCGTCTGGAGCAGATGAAGGAGACCAAGCGCGAGCGCGAGCGCGAGGCCGCAAAGAGCCGTAACCAGATGAGGCGACATGGCAGCAGGTAGCGGAGAAGTCAGCTACACGATCCGGCTGAAGGATCACATGAGCGGCCAGCTCAAGAAGCTGGGGCTCTCGGCCAGCGCGGCGTCTGCGACGATCAAGAAGGGGCTCGTCGGTGGCCTGAAGGCTGCGCGAGTCGCGCTCAAAGCCTTCGCGGTTGCGGCGACGGCGGCAGCGGCGGCTGCGGCAGGCATTGCCTTCGCCGCCGTGAGGATGGGCAAGTCGTTCCTCGAGGCAGCCGCGAGCCTGGAGGACACGCAGAAGAAGTTTAGCGTGGTCTTCTCCGGCGTCGAGGACGACGCGAACGCGATGGCCGAGAGCATCAGCAAGGGGCTCAAGATTGGGCAGGGCTCGGTCATGGGCTTCATGGGCACCTTCCAGGACACCCTCGTCCCGATGGGCTTCGCTCGCGACGAGGCGATGGGGATGTCTGGCGCGCTGACCAGCCTCGCGGCTGACCTCGCCGCCTTCAACCCCGGCATCAAGGACACGGCGGACGCGACCGCTGCGCTCCAGAGCGTGATGGTCGGGATGAACCGCTCTGCGCTGCGGTTCGGCGTGGTCATCAACGAGACCAAGATCCAGCAGGAGGCGTTGAACCTCGGGCTCGTCAAGGGGAACGAAGAGCTGACCGAGCAGGACAAGGTGATGGCTCGTCTCTCGCTCGTGATGAAGGGCACGGCAGACGCGCAGGGAGCTTTCCTCCGCAACCAAGACGGCCTCACCGTTCAGACGATTCAGTTCCAGGAGGCTGTGCAGGATCTCCGCGAGGAGATGGGCCTGCGACTGAAAGAGACGTTGCAACTCGCGGTGCAGCGCATGGGCGGCGTGCAGGTCGCCATTGACGCCGTGCGCCTCGGGTTCGAGTTCTTCACCCGCGTCTTGAGCGAGGTGCTCATCCCCGCCGTCGGTAACGCGCTGACCAACTTCAGCAAGTTCGTCGAAGGTCTCGGCGGCATGGACGAGGCCGTAATGACGGTATCCGACACCGTGCTCCTGATCGCTGAGGTGTTCGGCGTGATGTGGAACTCGGTCAAGCTCGTGCTGCACTACTTCGAGCAGGGCCTGAACACCGTGGTCTACGCCTTCGAGGCGCTGTGGTCGATCCTCAAGATCGTCGCGGGCGTGGCGATGCTCAACTTCGTCAGCATGGTAAACCTCGCGGCGAAGGCGGTCACCTGGTGGTATCGCGTGCTGGATGAGGTCATCGTGTGGATGAGCAACACGATGATCGCCGTGCTGAGTAGCGTGGCCGAGTCGCTTGCCGATGTGATCGCGGGCTTCTCCGGCATGGCTCGGTGGGCTGCGCAGATCCCCGGCATCGGAGAGGAGATGCTTGCCATCGCAGCGGCTGGTGATGCTGCGGCGATCGGCATCCGCATGATGGCGGGCGGCCTCAAGGACACCGCCGTCACCAAGTCGCCTATCGGAGTGCTGGCCGATGAGATCGAGGCGTTCTCCGACACGATTCCAGCCTTCCAGAGCGACCTCCAAAAGTTCATCTTGACTTCGTGGGATGGGCTCAAGGAGCAATCCTCCGAGTACGTCGATTCGATCATGGAGGACGTACCCGCCATCGAGGAGCTGTGGCGGAAAGTCCGCGCAGGCGGTGAGAACGTCGGCGCGGATTGGGAGGCGCTACAGGCCAAGGTGGTCGCAGCTCAGGAAGCGATGAACCAGCTAGAGGTGGTCACGCCTGAGCAGCAAGAGCAGGTTGCCGTGATGGCCGATCACCTAGCCCGTCTCGCCGCGCCGCTTGAGGGCGTGAAGGGCGCGCAAGACGAAGCGGCGCAGGCGGCCTACTCGCTGGCAGACGCCTTCAACGATGCGGGGGTCGGCGCTACCTCGTTCGCGTCGAAGATCCCCGAGATGGGGCAGAGTATGCAAGAGCTGACGAGCGGCGCGCTCGACTCGTTCGCCAGCGGTCTCACCAATGCGTTCATGTCCATCCTCGACGGCAGCAAGACGGCAGGCGAGGCGTTCCGTATGTTCGCCGCGCAGTTCCTGATGGATGTCTCGCGAATGATTATCCAGTCGCTCATCCTTCAGGCGATCCGCAGCGCAATCGTGGGCTTCGCTGACGGCGGCGTGATCGAAGGCGGGCTCGGCCATGTCTCGGCCTTCGCTGATGGCGGCACCGTCTCCGGCGGGCTCGGTCGATTCATGCCCGTGAAGGGCTACGCGACGGGAGGACCGATTGTGAACAAGCCGCACGTGGCGCTCATCGGTGAGGGACAGTACAACGAGGCCGTGGTGCCGCTGCCGGACGGGAAGAGCATCCCGGTGCAGATGCAGGGTGGAGGCGGCGCGAGCGTCAACGTCAACATCACGGCGACGGACGCGGCGGGCGTGGACAAGCTGCTCTACGACCGCAAGGGCACGCTCCAGCGCATCATCGCTGACGCGATCAGCGAGAGCCGATCATTCCGTAGCGCCGTCTCGGGAGCTTAGGGATGGCTGGGATCGAAACGCAACTGCTGAGTCCGAACGAGAGCTTTGCCTGGCTCCCGTGGATGGTGTGGACCGTTTCCCCGGCTACGTACGATGAGCAAGCGCCTTACCTGATGAGGTACTACGCATTTGATCCGTCAGTCGCGTGGAACCCCACAGGAGACGGATCGAGCAGCCCGCTGAGTCCCGGAGCTGCTCTGTACGTGTCCCGTGCTGGCCGCATCTACAGCCCTGACTCGACCTCTCCCGCTGGTGGCATCCCGGCGCTCGTAACTTCCTCGGCCGCGCCAGCGACTGCGGTCGCGCACGCCTTCCTCGCTCGCGACTACGCCGTGGCCGCGCACGACGGGCTCTCGGTGGAGGCGGAGTTCGAGCTACGCGCCGTCGGCGGTTCCGTGCAAGGCGCGCTGACGCAAGGGACTGGTGGCACCGCACCTACCCGGCAGGCGCAGCGCCGCATCCCGACGAGCGACCCGAGCGGTAGCTCATCGGTCGAGAACACTACCCTCGGCTTCTCCTCGCAGACGAACACGACCGGGCCTTTGCCGCCCGCGACCGCGCTCGACCGTGTACCCCTGGCGAACGGGTGGCGCGGCAACGGTGTGTTCATCCGTGCTGGAGGTGGGCGACCGCGTGTTCTAAACAGCATCGGTGACGACTACAAGGTCTACCAATTAGACCACTACATCTTCGTCGCCTACCCGGCTGCGAATGGCAGCACGTCGGATCTGCGCTTGGAGATCTGGCGCAACAACCACGACGTCTACCTTCCGTTCTATCAGCACAAGGCCACGCTGCTCGCAAAGCAGGTGATCCCTAATGCGGCGATGAACATCGACTTCCGGCGCAGCTACCGTCTGCGCGTGGAAGTCGAGAACGTAGCGGGAAACCCGACCTTCAAGGCCTACATCGGAGACTACACGCAGAACGGCGTCACAGGAGAGATGCAGGCGTTCAAGGATGGCGTGTTCACCACGAGCACCATCACGGCCGCCCCGAGTGGCGATGCGTATATTACGACAGCGACTGGAGTCGTGACCGATACAGGTGCCGAGAAGATCACGGCGAACGCCGACAAGACCTTCGGCGTGCTCGGATGCCGCGAGCGCACGGAAGACCTCACCGCTTGGTCTACCTCGTACCCGTCTCCTACGCCGATCAACGTGCTCGAGGGCCTGCACCGGATCACGGTAAGACGCACGGACACGGGAGCTATCGTCTACAACGACCTCTTCGAGCGGTCTCCGGGCGAGTACTACGGCAACGCCGTGAGCGAGGCCGTGGACGGGCTCTTCAACTTTGGCAACCGGATCGACGGCGCGTTCCTCTTCGACGGATCGGCGGAGACCGACTTCGCCAATGGCGACTTCAAGATCCGCCGCCTGCTCGCGACCACGGACACGCTCGGCGCGGATACCGTCAAGACGAACTACGTGACCGCCTACATCGACCCCGACCCAGGCGCGACGGGCTACGCCTCTGGTGTTGGTCGGTTCTACATCGACACCCGACCGAGCACGCAGTTCTACAACCACCACCGATCTATCTCGGTGACGGGCGCGACGGACGCCGCAAGCGCAGCGCCGAACACGTTCCTCCTCGGCGTGGCACCTCGCGGTGCAATGCAGGCTGGGCGACAGGACAGCATCGCGTTCCTGGCTGAGTACGTCACCGATGGAGCGGGAGCGCAGACCTACCTGCGGCTCAAGATCGTCGAGATCCATGCGTGGCTCTGGGACGACATCAACAGCTCCAGCTTCTCGACCACAATCGCCTCGGTGGAGGTGCAGGCCAGCGGTGCGGGCATCCCCGTAGGCTACGACATGACGGGCACGCACACGCTGGCTCTGCGTGCTGAGGCCATCGACACCGCGACGACGCCGACCAGCGCGGCGAAGTACATCGCCTACTTCGACGGCACGGCGGTGGTGTTCGACACCTTCGCCGCAGGCGTGGTGCAAGACGCCACAACGAAGTGGGTCACGCACCCGTCACCTACGCCGAACACGACCTCGGGGCGCTCGGAGGCGTTCTTCTGGTACGCCACGCTCCCCGCTGAGACGGGCGGGGCGGTCGCCAACTACGTGCCCCCGCAGTTCACCGACTGGACCGAGGGCACGATGACCGACGACCCGATCTTCTCCGGCCCGCGTGCGTCCATCGCAGTAGCGGGAGAGGGTACGCCGTCGGTCAACTTCTCGACGGCGCTAGACGCCGTGGACTGGGCGTTCCACGTGGAGTCGCATCGCCCGAGGTTCGAGGCCGAGTTTGCCTCCGGGCATCGCTACGCAGCGCCGCAATGGAGCAATGCTCGCCGCGTGATCGTGGCGACAGCGGAGAACGTGCCGAAGTCCACGATGGACGCCGTGGTCGCCTTCTACAACGCGCGCAGCGGCGTCGGGGAGGCGTTCTACCTGAACGACCCTGTGCCTGCGAGCATGACCTCTGAGACGCCCTCCGTGCTGTCGGCAATCTTCGCTGCGGATGCTCTCCAGTACCGCCGCATCTCGGAGAACTGCTACTCTGTGGCCCTCACGATGATCGAGGTGCTCTGATGCCGCTGAGGAACACGCCGCTAACGATACTTGCCGAGAAGAACCAGCTCGCCAGCTCGGGCCAGTGGATCTGGCTCTACGAGATCGACGTACCGACCGACCCGCCGACGCGCTACCGACTCACCCGGACGCCGCAGGCTGTGGACTACGGCGGCTACAGCTACTCGCCGTTCCCGCTCTCGCACGAGACGATTGTGCGCGACTCGGACGGCGACATGCCGACGACGAGCCTGACCGCGAGCAACATCAGCCGCGAGTTGATCGCGACCCTGGAGAACTACGAAGGACTCGTCGGACAGCGGGTTGCGATCATCCTGACGCACTCGCTGCTCGTCGGGTCTGTGTCTACCAGCCACCCCGTAGTCGAGGAGGTCTTCACGGTCATCTCCTCTACCGCGACGGCTGAGGCTGTGACGCTCACGCTGGGGAGCAGCAACCTCTACGATACCGCCGTGCCCAAGGCTCGAATGATGCGCTATCACTGCCGCCACCAGTACCGCAGCGCGGAGTGCGGATACTCGCTGCCTTCTGCGAGCGCGAACTACCTGAGCGGCTGCGATAAGACGCTTGACGGGCCGAACGGCTGCACGGCGCACGGCGCGAGCTACACCAGCGAAGGGCTTACCCCGATTCACCCCGAGAGGTTCGGAGGCTTCCCCGGCTTGCCGACCGAGCACACCGGAGGCGGGATTTGAGCGTGGAGTGGGAAGACCTGCTGGGCAAGCCCTACCAGCTACACGGTGGAAGCGGGTACGACTGCTCGACGGTCGCGGAAGAGGTGATGACGCGCCTCGGGCTCGAGCCTCCTCCGACCTCGCCCTTCCGCGTGCCGTGCTCGTCGGGTGAGCAGGCCGAGTTCGAGACCTACCTACGACAAGGGGCCGACCGCTACCGCAGGATCGGGGACACGCTGCGCGCAGCCACGAAGGAGGGCGACCTCGTACTGGTAGCCCACGGAGATGGACAGGTCGGGCGCGGACTCTACACTCTGGTCAGCGCCGCGAACGGCACCTTCCTCAGCGCCAGCCCTGGCTCCGGCGTCTTCGCTGCGTCAAGAGCTACCATCGCCCGCCTCGACCAGCGCGTCCTTGGCGTGTACCGCCTACGATGATCACCCGCATCCTCACGCCTAACGCGCTGGAGCCCGCATCGCGGAGCGTCCGGGCGCTGGTGATCGACGCCCCCGAGGTGGAGCTGCGCTCGCTCCTCCCGAGCGATTGGGGGAGCCCTGAGCACGAGACGCTGCCGTTCCACAACGGTATGCGAGCCGAGGACTGGTCAACTCCGGTGAAAGACGGCGATGTCGTCCTCTTCGTCGGCGGCGTCACCGATCCGGTCTCGCTGATCCTCATCGGTATCGCCGTCGTGTCTGCCATCGTCGCGGTCTCGCTGATCGAGATGCCCGAGATCCCGCAGTCGGCCAACCCGTCGGGCTCTGCGACCTACGGGTACTACGGATTCAACAACTCGTACAAGGCCGAGGGCGACCCCATCCCGGTCGTCTACGGGCGCCTCCGCATGGCTCCCCCGTGCGTCAACCAGGTCATCGCTCAGAGCGCCGCGGGCGGCGAGCTGTTGCCTTCGTCAGCAGAGACGCTCTACGCTCTCTTTGCGCTCAGCGAAGGGCCGATCAACGGCGTGGGCTCGCTGCTCGGGGAGGTCTCCTCCGCAGCCGATCAGGCGGCTCTCCTCGGCACCTTCGGCAACGCCGTCGTGAGCGGCGGGCTCCAGATCAACGGCATCCCCGCGCAGAACTTCATCTCCGGGCTCGACTGGCGCACGGGCACGCTGACGCAAGAGCCGCTGATCGGCTCGCAGGGCTACATCACCTACACCGACACGGCCTCGATCTACGACATCGACCTGAAGCCCGTGCTCGGCACCTCGGGAATCGACGAGGCGAGCAAGCCCTCCGGCGTGTACACGGCTGCCTCGGGCTCGCTCATCACTGAGGACGTTGGCGAGTACGTCTCGCAGAACATCGAGGTCAAAAGCGACAACTGCCTCGTGCAGATTCTGTTCGACAAGGGGCTCTACGAGCAGGACGGCTCGGGCAACTGGCTCGGCCGCTCGAAGACCGTCCGCGTGCAGTACCGCGAGACCGACGCAGGAGGCACGGGCATCGGAGACGTTGTGCTCCTCCCTGAGTACGTGATCTCCTCGAGTCAAAGCGACCCGCTCGTCTTCGACATCCCCTTTGAGTTCATCCCGGCGGCGGACTACTCGCCCGCGACCCAGCAAGGCTACTACGCTGCGCTGAACACGACGCCTCGCCGCCTTGAGATCACCGACCCTGCGGGCGTGGCGCTGCTCGCCTCGTCGCAGCCGAACGGGCTACAGGACTTCACGATTGGCGGGTGGATCTCCGCTTACGACCTGCGCCCGTCACGCCGCAACCCGTGCATCTACTCCGCGTGGACTGGCACGCCTCCGTCGTTCGAGACTTACGAGGACTTCGGCGTCACGTATCCGCGTCCAAGGATCGACAGAACGACGGTATTGCCTGGCGCGCAAGGCTGGTCGGTCCACCTCTGGCGAGACGCCAACGACTTCTACCAGCTCGGCGCGGATCAGGTCTACATCGTCGCGCACTTCTGGCACGTCACGGGCGGCACCTCATCGCCCAGGACGGCGGACTGGAGAAGCCGCCCGCTCGGCACCTTCGATCAGTCGTGGAGCGGTGGAGATGTCGGGATCGGCAGTGAGATATGGCGTCACTTCACGCTGAGGTTCAATTGGGAAGGCTCGATCCAAGGCGGCGTCCCGTACTACCACCTCGACGGTGTAACGCACACGATGATCGACGTGACCGGATCGCAGCTTACCGCTGGTCCTCGGCTCGTAGGGCTGGACTACCATAACTGGGGCGCATTCTGCGGAACCACCGCCAGCGCCAACCCCACGACTGGGGTAGGCGCTGAGTACTACTCCGAGATCGCGCTAGGCGAGCAGTTCCTCTACGACGGGCTGCTTCCGGTCGAGGACATCCAGATCCTTGGCAACCCCGGTGTGCAGGTGGATCAGTTCGGCAACAAGCTGGTCTCGATCCGGTCGTACGCGCAAGACCCCAAGATGCTCGTCGCGCTGACCTGCGACGACCCGGAAGGAAGCCTCTACCGCAACTGGGCGGCGCACCCTTCCGGCGCGGTGGCTGAGGCGTCTGGAGACATCACGATCACCGACCTGTCGGGCGTCCAGTCCACAGGCGCGACTGTGGTCTCGGGCGGCAGCGGTGGAGGCAAGTCGAGCTACTGGAACGTCGAGGTCTTCGTGTCCGATCAGGTGAGCACGACGCAGCTCTCCGATGTCGCAACGATCAGCTCCATCACCGCGCTCTCTTCGCAGCCGTATAGCTACCCGTCTACGGCAATCGCCAGCGTGAAGATCGCTGCGAATGAGCAGGTCAACAACCAGCAGCCGAAGGTGACGCTGCTCGTCGAGGGCCGTCGCGTGCAGACCTGGGACGGCTCGACGCTGGTCGGAGAAGCGCCGTCTCTCGTGACCGAGTGGACGCGCAACCCGGCGTGGATCGCCGCTGACCTCCTCACCAACGACCGCTACGGCCTCGGCGGCGACATCACCACGGCGGACATCGACTGGCCCTCGTTCCGCGAGTGGGCGGACTACTGCGAAGAGGGCGTGCCCGACGCCTTCGGAGAGATGCAGGTCTTCGGCATCACCGCAGAGGGCGACTCCATCCACGTCGGCGAGCAGCTCGTCACGCTCTACATCGGGCTGCTGGACAGCTCGGAGACCTTCGTGCAGCGGCTGCCGGAGACTTGGCTGAGGCCGCGCCTCGACTTCACGACCTTCGTGTCCGTTGCGTCGGTCTCTCTGACTTCCGTCCTCGAGGGCGGCATCAGCTCTGAGTGGGTCACGGCGAACGATCTCGTGACCGGGCTCAACGAGGCGTCCAACCAGCTCGGCATCTACAGAGTCGAAGCCTACGACGACGCCTCGGGCTTCCACGGCTACCGCAACTACGTAGTCGTCAAGCTGCGCTGGAAGCGCCTCAACTCCTCCGGCGTGGCCGTCTGGCCGTCTGGCGTGACGCTGGGGAACACCTTCTTCGCGGACGACCTCGGAGTCTCGTATCTCGCCAAGGCGAGCGGGTACGAGCCGCGCTGCTGCTTCGACGGCGTGTTTGACCAGAAGAACCAGTCAGGCTGGAAGGCGATCCTGACCGTCTTCGCCGCAGGTCGAGCGATGCCGATCAAGGCTGGGCGCAAGGTCTACGCCGTCGTGGACAAGCCGCGCGATCCGGTCGCTGTGTTCGGTCAGGCGAACATCGTCAAGGACTCGCTTCAGCTCTCGTATCTCGGTCCGAAAGAGCGCCCGAACAGCATCGAGTCGGAGATCCTCGACTCGCAAGCGAACTACGAGCGGCGCACGATTCAGGTCGATCACTCGAGCATCCAAGACCCGGCGCTCTTCGACTCGTTCCGCAAAGAGAACGTGGACTTGCGCGGAGTCGTGCGTCGGAGTCAAGCGGTGCGCGATTGCACCTACCGACTCAACCGCTATCACCTCGTGCGGCGCACTGCGATGTTCGAGGTCGGTCCTGACGCGGTGAACCTGCTCCCCGGCGACCGGATCAAGCTCTCGCACGACGTGCCGCAGTACGGCTACTCCGGCAGGCTTCGCGGCGACCAAGCGACGACCAACGTGCTGGCATCCGAGGGCTCGTTCTACGGCCTCTGGGGAGGCAGCGGAGGCGACTGTGCGGTCTCGGCCTACTCGATCCTCTACACGACGGCAGACGCGAGGCCCACGGGCTTCACGGGCTACGGCAGCACGGTCTCGTCGCTGCGCTCGTTCCCGACCAACTCGGAAGCGAGCAGCTTCGCCGCGAAGTCTGGCGGCACCGGAGAAGACGGCGGTCGGGGCTTCCAGCCTGGATGGGCGGCGCAGCACGTAGCAAACAGCAACGCGCTCTACCCTCCGAGCGCCGTGATCGGACCGCTCGACCAGATCTATTCGGCGGACTACACCTGCTCGTACTCGGTCTACGTCAAGGAGCCGTCTGAGGCCGCGAGCGAGTACGTCAAGCTCTCGATCTACCGCCTCGTGGACGATGAGGGCACTGCTGTGGACGTGGCCTATGCGGGCGTCTGGCAGTGGTCCTCGGGCTCGCTCTCGCTCGTGTCGTCGGATACGGGCGTCACGGCGTCTACGACCTCGATCGGCGGCGGGTGGTATCGCATCGGCCTCGCCTACGACAACACGACCGCAGGAGGCGACGTAGGCGACTACCTCCAAGCGAGGGCCTACAGCGCAGGCGGTCTCATCGGAACGGTTGGCGTCTTCTCCTCCGTCGCGGACGGCGGTAAGGGCGTCAACTTCCTCGTGGCGGGCGATCCGATGGACGTCAGCACCTCCGCGTGGCCTCAGTACAACGCCTCGACGGGCGACAACGAGATCCTGAACGCGACGGACGTTCTGCCGCCGTACTACTCGAGCTCGACCGCTGGCAACTACGGCTACGTCGTGCGGCTCATCAAGGACGAGGCGATTGCCACAGGCACGACGCCGCCCAACATCGTGCAGTCGGTCACGCTCACCACGGGCTCGGGCGTGGCCTCGTGGAGCGGAGAGCGCATCTGCTTCACGGGCTACGCCTGCGTCGGCGCGACGAACGGTGCGAGCGACTCCGCGCTCTACATCGACGTGCGCCTCGGATCGAGCGTGGATGGCAACAACCTGCTCACGGGTGACGGCGTGCGATTCACGCTCAACTCCTCGGGCGGCCCTGCCACGAGCTGGGCTGCTGGCCCGAGCGCGAAGTTCGAGGCCAGCGGCACCGTCTCCAACCTCGCGATCTCGGTCGCGCCCGTCCGGCAGTCTTCAACGGCCGACGATGCCGACTGGGTGCAGATTGACGGCAGCTTCGACTACACGCCTGGAGCGGGCACCTTCACGGACATCTCGCTCGGAGCATGGATCGACGGTGGAGGTACCGCATCAGGCGGCGCAGAGGTCATTGAGATCTGGGGCTTCCGCCTGCACGGTCGCAGCGATGCGGGCGACCTCGTGAACCCGTGGTATCACCGGAACTCGCTCTGGTGGGGCGCGCAGTACGAGCCCGGTGGGAGCTCCATCGCGGCCTTCGCTTCGGGTGCAACCATCAAGCTCGACCGAGATGTCTCGCTGGAGGCTGGCAAGAGCTACGAGGTGCTCCTGCGCTCGTCCTTCGAGTCCGATGCGGGCAACGTCATCGACAACATCGAGGTCGTCTCCGTATCTGGCAGCGAGGTGCCGACCAGCGGCACGACTACGATCTCGGCCAACACGGCGATCTCGATCTCTGCTCCGACCAAGTTCACCGCACGCGAGGGCGACCTCTACAGCTTCGGCGAGGTCGGTTCAGCTTCCGCCGACTTCGTGGTCACGAGGATTAGTCTCGACCCGACGTCCATGCATCGCACGGTGGAGGCCGAGGAGTACAACGCCGATATATACACAGATACGGCCTTCGGCACGCTGGGCGACACTACCGTCAGCGATCTGCCTAAGCCGGAGGCGCAGGCGAACCTCGCGGCAGAGTGGGGGATTGGCTACGGCGACGGCGGATCGCTCGGGCGCGGCTCTTCGTTCGAGTTCCTCGTGAAGCCTGAGACGATCAGCGACCGCGCTGGCGGTGGTAAGACGCGCCTGACCTTCTCGTGGCGATGGCCTCGCGGCATGAGGATGCCCAAGGAGCTGCGGCTCTGGATCGGGGAGACGCGAGCAGGAGCGGCACAGCCCGAGCTGCGCCTCGTCGGCGTGTGCTCAGCCGGGCAAGGGCGGTACACCGCCGTCCTCGAGGATCTCCGACCCGGCCAGAGCTACACTGGCTACCTCCAGCCTGTCGGCTGGCGCGGCACCGCCTCTCCCCCGAGGGCCTGCCCGTCTTCGATCTTCCGCACGCGCTCGATGCCGGACGGGTCGCAGATTCAAGCTCCGGTCATCACGACCAAGACTCGCGGCTGGGAGCAGATCTACCAGCTGGAGAAGCCTACGGGCTCGCGTGGATACGATGTGGTCGAGGGCCGCATCGGAGGCTGGATCATGGGCACGCCCGCGTGGGTGATTGACCCGGACTCTGGAGACCTCACGAGCAGCACCACGGTCGTCGGTCAGGCGAGCACGCCTACAGGCGAGGTGGGGATGAGCGTCATCGCGAGGAAGCGGCTCAGCTCGGGCTACTACGGCCCGGCGGCGACCGTCACGGGCGACGAGCAGATCGTGGACCTCGACTACGCCGATTCCATCGCGTGCGAGAACGACTACAGCAGCAACGGGGTCTACTCGACCTCCCTCGCTCTCTCCTCCTCCGTCATCAGCTTCGACGCTGCGAGCAGCGCGCTGACGGGAACTTACGAGCCCGGAGTGATCCTACTCTCTGAGGCGCGGCGAGTCCTCGTCAACTGCCCGGTCGAGGCGTATCAGGTCAGGCCCGAGACGCTCGACGACTGCACGTGGACGCTCGGGAGCGACACCGCAAGAAGGTGGTCGCTCGAGGGTCCGATGGATGGCTTCGACGGCGACAACTGTAGCGTGCTCGTAGAGTGGAAGTGGACCAGCGCAGCCTCATTCACGACCGAGACCTTCCGGCGCTTCCGGCCTGGCATCGTCTACGCTCGGCGCATCCAGTACCGCATCACGTTCACGCGACCGACCGCCGACTACAACATCCGCGTTCTGCGTGTGCTCTCGCAGGCGCTCCAGCTTCCGGGCTACTCGTCGGACGAGATCACCAACGCCTCGGGCGTGACGGGCAGCACGGTGACGGCCGCGCTTGACCAGCTCGACTCTGACCTCGCGGCGGTTTACTCCCCGAGCTACATGGGTCGGCAGAACAACTCGATCCAGAACCTGAACGGCACCAACGTCGCGGTGAACTGGAATACGCTCGTTGCAAGCGCCGGATCAGACGTGACCTACGATGTCGCCAACCCGAGCCGCATCGAGCTGAACACGACGGGCAAGTACCGCATCTCGGTCAACCTGAAAGGCGTGACGACGACGACTCAGCGCGCGAACATCACAGCGCAGATCAGGCAGAACGGCACGGCGATGCGCGGACCTGAGACGGCCTGCGGCTACATTCGCTACGCTTCCTCGCACGACGAGTCGAGCGTGCATCTGGCGTCCTTTGTCTACCCGTTCACCGCAGGCGACTACATCGAAGTCATCTGCAACCAGGAGGCTGCCGCTGGCGTGTGGAACTCGCAGAGCGGCCTCTGCTCGATCCTCGTGGAATACATCGGAGCTTGATCATGTCTTTCTCTCCTCTCCTGCCGACCGACGACCTCAGCTTCTCGGTGCCGCTCAAGATCAACGAGGGCTTCCGCTCTCGCGCGATGCTCAACGTATCGGCCAAGTCTGCGGACTTCACGGTCTGGGATGACGACTCGAGCGGCTCACCGAAGGACGTCTACCTCGTAACGACGGGCGCGAGCACGATCACAGCGACCCTTCCTGCCGTGTCTGCCGCTGATGCTACCGCTGGTAGGGTCGTGACGATTCTGAAGGTTGACGGCGGCGCTGGCTCCGTCACGATTGATGGTGACGGATCTGAGACGATCAACGGATCGACGACGGTCAGCCTCACCTCCCAGTACGACTACCGCACCATCGTCTCCGACGGCTCCGAATGGATCGTGATCAGCAGCACCTGACCGTTACTCTGGAGGCCAAGATCGACGCGCTCACGCTTCAGATCGATGGGCTGCGCCGCAAGGTCACTCGGCTCGACGACACGATCCGAGGGAACGGCGCGACCGGGCTGCTGGAGAGGATGGCCGTCCACGAGGAGAAGCAGAAGAGCGTCTTCTGCTTCATCGCTGAGATGAAGAGCTACCGCCGCTGGCTCTTCGCCTCAGTCTTCACGCTCGTCGCTTCGATGGGCTGGCAAGCGGTGACTTGGGTACAGCAACACCAATGAAGCCGATCATCGCACCGGGCTCGATGCTGAACAGCAGCGAGGGCCTGATCTCCACAGGGTCGCTCGCGGCCCTCACAACTGCCCTGACCACCGCCACGGACTGGCGCGTGCAGGTCGCCTCGGCGGCTGGCATCGCGCTGCTGGCTGCGGTCTACGTCTGGACGCGTGCTTCCGTCAAGCGTGCCGAGATCCACCGAGAGGTGTACGAGTGAGCTGCCAAACTCGTGTCCACGCTGCGCTCGCGGCGTGCCTGCTGCTCTTCGCCGCGTCTTGCGCGGCGCTCGACCGCGAGATCTCCTACCGCGACCCGGAGACTGGGGAGGTCGTGGTCACAACGGTCGGGGACGAGGCCGCCGACCAGATCGAGGCCAGCGGCGAGGGCATCAGCCAAGTCGTCGGCGGCGTCCTGGGCACGGCCACGGGCAACCCGGTGATCGGAGCGGGTGCCGCTGCGGCTCTGGCGGCCCTCCTCGGGGCTGGCGCTTCGCGCCTGCGGCGCAAGAATCCGTAGGGCGCTCTGTAAGCGCCTGTGGCGCATCCGGGAGGCTTCCGCGACACCCAAGTCGTGGAAGCCGCCTGTGCCGTTACACGGCCTCCCACGGCGTCTGGGCGGTGCCGTGGATTCTGCGGCGTCCCCCTATATGCGATTTTTTCGAGCTATGACCCCTGGCGATTCTCGCAATATGGCTAAATGGCTAAATCGGCGTATGTAAAGCGGCGTAGATGCGGGACTTAGGTCGGATAGCGGCGGGCGGCACGACGCGAAATCAGGCTATTCGGCGAGATTTCCCGAGAAGGAGGTTGCGGGATCTCCCGGTAGAGCCGAAGATACCCATGTCGAGCGAAGGACGCCGACGCGAACCACCGACCACAAGGACAAGGACCAGAACGATGATCATCTCCACCGAAGCCGCTCACGCCCGCACCATGACCCGCAACCTTCGCAGCCTTCCGGGGCTGCGCGAGGTGGCCACCGACGAGCGCGCCGTGCTCGCTGGGATGGCTCAGCGCGGCTGGATGGCCAGCGCTGAGAAGTACCTCGAGCTTTCCAAGGCGAGCCAGCGGATCGGCTGCACCAAACTTGCCAAGCGGTTCGCTCGCGCCTACGGGGCGTGCGAGCGACGCTCGTCCCGATACCAGCGCGCGCAGCGCAGCCTGAGCCGACTCGCCTGAGCCTTTTCCTCTCCTCGCGATGGCTTGACCTCGCTGGGTGGTTGCGATGAGCCTCGCTCGGGAGACCGGGCGAGGCTCTTTCTTTGGCAGGAAAGAACTTTCGGAATTTCCCGAGAAAGAGGTTGCGAGATCGCCCAGTAGAGCCGAAGATACCCATGTCGAGCGAAGGACGCCGACACGAACCACCGACCACAACGACAAGGACCAGAACGATGATCGACCGCAACGAAATCTCCGACCTCGACCTCTCCCGCCTCATCTCTCTGATGGAGGATGCCGACTGTGGCAACCCCTGCGACCTCGAAGACGACGACGACGTGGAGGCGCTGCTGGAAGACTGCGCCTTTGCCGAGATGAGCCTCGGCGAATTCGTCGAAGGCCCTGTCGCGAGCTGGAACGAGCGCGGCAGCCGCGTCGAGGCCGAGGGCGGCATCGCCTTCGGAGTCGTGCAGACGTACAAGGGCGAGCGCCGCAGCCAGGTCGCGGCCATCTCCATCGGCAACAGGACGCTGGTCTGGAGCTTGTAAAATGCCACTCTCCTCCGACAACTACACCGTGCTCTCCGCGTGCTACACCCACGACGAAGATGGCTTCGCCTACTTCGAGGTCGAGACCGCCAGCAGCGAGGCCATCGACGCTGACGATGCCCTCGGCTCCGACGGCGTGCTGAACTTTACCGCCATCCGCACCTCGATCCTCAACGCCTGCCTCGACGCCGACGAGGCCCGATAGATCACCACCCACCACCCACCAACCACAAGGACAAGAACGATGACCACTTCCGCCAACATGACTAAGGTTCTTCTCGACGTATCTGCCGAGGTCGAAAACATCCACGACGGGGAGATCGTGGTCGAGGTGCTGATCGGCGGCCAGCGTGTCGGGCGCGTGCGAGC